CCCGCCCGTCGTTTGTCCGATAACCGGTCTGTAAAACCTTCGCCCTAAGAATCCGAGCGTCCGGTGCATACTTGTCGCGCCATGTTTCAGCCGCTGTCCGGTACCGCCACACAGAAGCGTTTCCGATGTCCGGTGTTGCGTAGTCTCTCCTCCACCAGAGGGGTGTGTACCTGCCACCACTTAGCAGTGGCAGGTCACTATCCCGTAGGGCGTAGAACGCGTTTGGAAACTGAACAATAAATCCTGTTTGATAGAGACTCATGATGCGAACGCTCCGGTCTTTACATCATGAATAGTTACTTTCTTCAAACTTTCTAAAGAAATCTCCCATTCAGGAACAAGACGTTTCCTGTCTCCGCACATTGCTTCAACAACACTAAATGCGTTCTCCCAAAAGCAGTGATATAAATCTTCCTTCTGGTCGTCTCTAAGCACTTCGCCTTCGTCCGGCATTTCAGGACACAGGTCTTCAGTGCTATCAACTATCACTTCTCCCCTATCCCAAACTCCGTGATAGCGCCACTCAGGTGCTTCCATAATTGAGAGCACAGTTATACGGCACTGATATTTCTCTGAAATAGTTTGCAGACCCTGCTCCGGTGGGCACCAAGCGCTAGTGAACTCATAGGCAAACTCACACAATTCATCTGCCACAATACGAACTCTGTCTATATTTAGTTCGCCATAGTCAGCCTTCCAATATGTGTGGTCATGAGCCCTTTTGAAATCGTAGTCACCCCATTTGGAACCCCAATTATCAATAGCCCATTGGTAGCCGTCAATAGTTCCGGCTTCTGAATCAAACGACTCAAACGCAGTTCCGACAACTACCCCATCTACAACGATGTCTCTTTGACCTTCCTTAGGGAAAGGAATGAAATGTCTAATGAACGAGTCTATTTCACCATCTGCAGTCTTCTCTAAAGCGAGACCCAGAATTGTCCGGCATTCAGTCGGAGTGTCTGTGAAATCTACATACATTCTGTTATATACGTGATTTGGCATAATTTTCTTTCTATATAAATAGCCGAGAGGCGTTTAACCTTCTGTTTCAGCAACGTACCAAGACCAAGACATCTTGCTAAGCGCCTCCCGGCTAAGGGTTAATAGGAAACTTCTACTTCGGAAGTTACCTTGAACTCAACGGAGCCATTATTGACAGCGCGTCTAATAGCGTCACCAACATCAAACTCTTCACGGAGATAATTTCTAATCATTTCCTTGATGTCGTCGTCGTCTGGCACCTCAACATAGTCATTAAAGTCTATGTTCTCAATTTCCCCAATTACATGGTCGGATAAATCAACCGAGTCAAGACGGTCGTCAACGATTTTCTCCACTTGTGACTCTTGGTCCGATGTTAAGTCACCATCGGAGGAACTGGATTCAGGCAGATAATCTGCCACCAATTCCGCTAATGCCTTAAGCACCTTCTCAAATTTTTCGCCCATAAGATTCTTTCCTATCTGGCATGTCTGTGGTATTTCCACCTATTCAATGGTAAGGGGTAAATCTGGGAATTACTCAAAAAAAACGTGATTGTTATGTGACGTGTGTCACACCCAAAAACAGCGCCCGACCCGGCCCTTCCGGTCGCCCGGGTTGCTGGGGCAAAAGAAAACGCCCGGGTGGCGGAAAGAATAAAAGAACCACCCGGGCGGAGATTGAAATCAGGGAATGCAAATCTGGGAATGCAGTCACGTGTGAATTTTAGCGTGTGAATTATTCGTCAGGATACCCAACGACTTTGATGTCTTGAAGTATCGCTTTGGCGAGTTTGAGGAGTTCTTCTTGGGTGAACCGAACAGTTACATGACTATCTATTTTCTGCCCATCAGCCTCGTAACACAACCAAAGACGCAACATGCCGTTTCTCACCTCTACATCAGCGTTGTCGTCAAAGTAACTTGTGCTGTTATCGTTGAATGACAACTTAGAGAGGTTCACTTGCATAGTGGTAGACGAGCCGTAATCAACTTCGGCTACGTGCAACATCTTCATGTTTTTGTCTTCGCTATGGTGTCTAAGTACTTTTTCAGTTTTCATTAGTGCTCCTCAACTTCTACTATTGTTCCGTCCATCGCTGGGTCTTCAACGTATGCTGGTTCCCAGTTCCCGGTATTTCGTAATGTGTTCCAGTTCGCTTCGTTGTCTTGGAACTTTTGCTTTGCTTCCTGTTCACTGTCGGCATCAACCATGACAGCGAACTCTGCTTCTGCGGTGAATATAACTTGGTATTCTTTCATTCTGGCTGACTTCTCCTTAACTCAAGTTGGTACCAAGCAGTTGACTCCAGAAATGCGATTTCTTCGTCTATGAACTCCACCCACGCTTGGTAATCTTGACCTGCTGGTGATTCGGGGTCCTCAGAGAACTCATCACCTGCCGACCAATAGAAATGGTTCCGCATCTCTCTGAACACTTCTAACCGTTTTGGGATTCTGTTTTCATTCATTGAGATACCTCCACGCCGATAATACGCATACTGGTTATCGCCATATTGAAATGAGTGAGAGAGTCCCAGCATTCGTTGGGCATCGCATACATTCCTTCGGACAGCATTTTCCATGCCACCTGTTGGGCTTGGTACTCGCTTTCAATGTCGTGAGTGTAAGAATCTAATTCAACCTCCACCGTTAGCGCTTCGTTTAGTAACGCTTTGACGGCATAGAAGGTAATTGTTCTTTCTTTCTGTTTCATATTCTTTCCAATCTGTTACCTATACTATTGTAAAGGTTTAGTTGACTAATAACAACCTCTAAGGACAAAAATTATTCTGGTTGCCACCTTAAATCCTCCGGTTGCCAACTTCCCTGTTCTGCGCCGGTTTGTATTTTTATCTCCGACAAACTTTTTAACGAGAACCAAAGCCAGTTATACGGATCGGTTTCCTCAGTTGGGAGCAGTTGTTTCCGGGCCGCTTCCATAGCGCCCTCATCGTCATCTGCTTCCACTTCAAAATCCATTGTGTAAGTGACGTAACACTTTACTTTTCGTTTCATGATACCTCTACTACGTTTGGGGCACTGATGTGCTCCGGGTAGATCGTGTGAGCCATAACGTGGGAAACATGTTCCACCGCTTCGGTCACTATCATCTCGTTCCAGTCCCAGCCTTCCGGGTGGCCTGCATGAGTTTCAATAATCAGTGAGACCATGTATTGCTTTAGTGGTTTTTCTTTCATAGCCAATTCTTCCCCGCTGCAACTCTGATTTCGCTGACAGGACCATGAAGCCAAAAGTCACCTTCTATAGTGTCTTTATGCTCCCGCTGTAATTCAGTAACGATGTTTTCAATGGTGTGGATATCTTCTATCCAGACGTCACCGTACTGTTCGTTTTCCCGAAGGAAACCAGCAACCCGTTCCAAACTATTTATATTGTCTTTAATTCCTTGTGCTAATCGCATATTATTCTTTCTCCCATAATGGGTATTTGTTTACCTATTCAATGATAAGGGGTAAACAACCAGTTGACAACGTGACATGTGTCACACCGAATCCGGGCCAACCCGGGCACCCCTCCGGGTATACATGTGACAAAAGTCACACCACAATCAGGGAATGCAAAGCCCGGTGTAAATCTGCGTGTGAATCTAGCCCCCGGTGTGAATCTGGGAATGCAGAACACCGCCCGGTTCGGCGTGTGAATCTGGGAATACAATCAGGGATACACGGACAAGTGTGAATCTACGTGTGAATCTGGGAATACAGCAGCAAGTGTGAATCCATGTGTGAATCCCCACCCGCAATCAGGGAATGCAGGCAGGAACCCAACCACATGTGTGAATCTAATCAACCAGAGAAGCAGTTCCTCTAGTTCCAGCCAAACGAGCAGCAGCCGCACCCTTCACTACAGAAAGAGCAGCAGACGCGCCAGCCATAACAATCATCTTCCACTGGTCAACACCAAGGTCCATGATGCTGTTAGTTGACATAGCGCCAATAGCCGCCTGACAGAACGTTGCAAGCGTCCTCTCTGCGAGGTCTTTGTAATTCATAACTATCTCCTAACTAAAAAAAACATCACACGCCAGCAGGGGCGGGTTTTGTCTTTTTGTGTGTTTTTGGTTTGTTGTTTTGTGTGTTTTGGGGGTTTGTGTGTTTGTTGGTTGTTTTTGAGTGTTTTGGGTAGTGTGTTTGTTTACTTTGTTTTGGTTGGTTTTTCAAGGTTTTTTATATGGTTTGTGTGAGGGTTATTGTTGCTGCGATGAGTGCTGTTATTAGGGAGGCTGGTACTGCGTATATCCATTTTTCTACTGTTCTTATTCTGTGTTCTAGGTCTTTGATGTGTTGGTTGTTTTCTATGGTTAAATAATCAATTTTTTGTTCTATGGATTCGAGTCTTTCGCCTAGGACTGCGAGTGTGACGTCTACGCTTTGTTGTGTGTTTGCCATGTTTTTTCTCTTGGTTTAGTTGTGTGCACAGTTTGTGCAAGTGCATTCACAGTCTGTTTGTGTGCAGTCGCTACAACAATCGCATGCAGGGGTGTTAAACATTTAGTTTTCTTCTATTTCTTCGGGTATTTCGGTTTCTTCGGCATCCTGTGTTTCCTCTACCTCTTCTACTATTTCTTCTATTACTTCCTCTATAGGGTTTTCAGAAGGTTGTTCTTGTGGAGACGCCTGCGGCGGGCTTACGTTTGGCCACGCAGCGCCTGTAGATAACCCCATGCTTGCCTCAAATTTTGCTTTTGAATCGTCGGCCCAGCACCGTAAATAAAACATGTAAGGAGCGAACTCCTCGGAAGCGTGCGCTGTCGGATACTGGAT